CTAAACTACAATAATGGCAAAAGACAGCAGGACTAAACGTCCTGATAAAATATTACCACATATTCCTCACCGCAAAGGGAAGGATAAACGATTCCGTAAACTGATGCGGGAAAAAAAGAGAGGAGAACTCAATGGCTAAACGTAAACCAGTTGCACCACCCAAAAGGCGTAAGGCATCACCACCTGGATGGAGTGACTACGGTAAGAATAAGATGATGGACAAGTCTCCTCCAAGTACTAGAGAGAAGGAAAGAAAGGGTGGTCCCCCATCCCAAAGGCCACCTTCGCCAGGAAAGAAGAAGTTGCCAAAATCCATGTATGCACCTAGTCCATTTCCCGGTAAGCCAAAGGGGAAGCCTAAGGGGGTACCTATATACCCCAGGCCTGAGCCAAAGCCCAGGCCTAAAGGAGCTCCCATATATCTTCCTCCCAAGCCTATTAAGCCGCCACGAAAACCTGGAACAAAGGTGATGACGCCCATGAAGAAGAAGGCGAAGAAGAAATCGAGGAAGAAGTAATGCCAACATATGAAAGATACCCTGGTGAGCCAGCAGCTAAGGCTAAAGCTAGGATAGCAAGGAACGTAGCTAAGAAGAAAGGAAAGAAGAAGCCGGCTAAAAAAGAAGTAGCCGCTTATAAGAAGGGCAGGCCTAGAAGAAAGAAAGGCCCTGGTAAGCGCAGAGGCATGTTCGACCATTATGTATAGTTCTTCTATAGTAGAGGCTTCTACTGAGAATGATTTTAATGGTGCGTTAGAACTATTACGTTTCCCAGATCCTAGGTTACGCGAGAAGTCTTCGGATATATCATTTGAAACAGAAGATCCATCTGATATAAAAGAGCTGGCAGAAGATATGGCTGTAGTTATGTCACAGTTAGGTGGAATTGGTTTAGCGGCCCCACAGATAAATGTACATAAGAAGATGATAGTGGTTGATACTTCTCCCGGTGAGAATAACCTTCATTGCTTTATTAACCCAAAGATAGTAAGCAGGGAAGGCAAGGTAACTACTAATGAAAGGTGTTTATCTGTTCCTGATATGGAAATACATGTTATCAGGGATAAGAATATTAAGCTTGAATTCCAAGATATGAAGGGCAAGAGACATGTAAAGGATTATAAGGACCTTATGTCTATCTGTATACAGCATGAAATAGATCACCTTAATGGTAAAATTATTATAGACTTTATAGCATCATGAGTAAACCAAGAAAGAAAGACGGAAAGTATGTACACAATAGTGTATGGACTGCGCCCAATAAAAAAGAAGTATTATCAATGTTTGACAAGGGAGCCTCTATTGTAGAGGTTTGTAAGTTCCTTGGTATTAATAAATCTACATGGTATCGCTGGCTTAAGGATCCTCGTAAAAGAGATTTCCAGGATAATGCTGAGAAAGGTCTTGAGGCATCTGAAGCCTATTGGGTACAGATGGGAAGGGAGAACATAGAGAATAAACACTTCAATACTGCGCTCTATTCTTTCATGATGGTTAATAAGTTTAACTACCGTTCTGCATACTCCAAGCAGGAAAAAGATATCAAGGAGGTTAAGGAACATAAGATAGAAGTTAAGAAGTCTGTAGATGTTGATTCTATTCTCAGTAAGATATCAGGCGATCTTAGGGCCGATGTAGATAAGAGTTTACACTAATGGCTAATGAGTGGCTGGATCCTGATTCAGGAATACAGGGAGGTTTGTCTAAGTCACAGGAAATAGAAGTAGCAGACTTAATAGAAGAAGGCTTCGGCTTGAATCCTAAGTATGGTTTGAGATTAAATACTTTAAATATTCTTGGTGCGGCTAAAAAAATTTATGGTATGTCTGATGAAGATTGGGATAAAATGTTAAAGGATCTCCCATACTACGGACAGTTTCAAGATCAGGACATAGATGCTATTCAAGAGCATTTTTTATCTAAATACCCGTTAGAAGATATCTTATCAATAAAAGTACCAGAAATGTCTATGCCTTGGAATTGGGAAAATATCGGTGAGAAGTATGGTGTGGGGGCCGGAGTAATTCCGTCTGATGAGGTCTATAAGGCAATAATGTCTGTAAGTCCAGATGCATTATCTGGTGTTAGTGTAACTGGGTTGGATTCGTATCAAGGCCCCATCGCAGAAGTTATAGAATACGAAGAGCCACAACAGGTAGGTCCAGAAGGAGTTCCAAGTTTTGATGATTCAGGAATAACTATGGACATGATTGATTTAGACCCTATACTTGATATTGGTCCAGCTAATCCTGTTGATCAAATGTACCAAGCTATACAAAATTCAGAACATCGAAGAGAAGATGACAGAAGAAATCCGTGGATTAGGAATAGGCACGGAACTACGGCATGGGGGCCAGTGCAAATTCTGAAGGGTACGATGGGTGACGCCCAAAGGATGGTACCTCTAACGCCTGAAGAAAAAGATTACGTGTCTAGGTATCAGAATGATCAACAGACAGTTAATCCCAATGATAAGATTATATACACTTCCATAGCTAAGAAATTACTACAGTATTATATGGATCAGTATAAGGATCCATTGCGGGTGGCTAATATATGGAGATGGGGGGAGAGGGGATCTGCTCATCCGTCCGAATATTTTGGTAAGGATGAAGATGGAAAAGACCAATACGGATTGGGACAGGATATATCAAATCCTGCAGGAGGACTTGGAAGCGATCCTGATTATTGGAAAGAGTTTAGAAACATCATGGGGTTATAATTATATATAACGGGGGTGAACGGTTCGACGGTGAGGAAAGTTAATTCCCTGACCGGACGCGGGTTCAATTCCACGCCACCTCCACCAACATAAGGGAAACAAAAATGGCAAAAGGTAAAACAAAGTTTGTAAAGCCCACTAATAATGGCGGAGCATTTTCTAAACAAGTAACTAGATCAGGACCCACTCCTCCCCCTATCCCTGCGGATAGTAGGGTAGTGTCTAATGCTAATGACCCATTAAAGCAACGGGGTTAAGATATGGCATTTAAATATTCTCCAATGAAGCCTGCTGCTGGATCAGCTTCTGTTAAGCCAAGAAAGAAGAAAATTAAAAAACCCACCGGTATAAGGAAGACTAAAAAGCTTAGATAGTCTTATGAAAAAATTTCTGGTTTTACTTTTTCTTATTCCATTAGTTGCCTCATCAAGGATGTTCCCACATGAAGTTCCACTAAATTATGTCTGCTGGGACAACTGGACAGAAGCAATTACTTATCATAAGGAGATTCTGGAAGAGTATCCAGTAGGTAAAGGCATGATAAACAATCCCAACGGTCCTACCTTTGCCACTATTGTAGTGAACCCTACAAAACCATCATGGTCATATATTCATTTCCACCATAACATAGAGACAGGAGAGCAAGTGGTCTGTGCTATGTCGAGCGGTACTGAATGGGAAGTTATTATAACTGACTTTGGAAATGGCAATAAGATAGAGATATGAGCAACGGAAACCAAATTAACAAGAGCCTATCAATAGGTCACATTGTAACCACGGTAGGTTTGCTGGTAGGTGGTTTTGCATTTATATATGATTTAAGAGAGAGCGTAGCAATACAGGCGTTTCAATTAGATTCGGTAGAGGATAGATTAGAAAGAGTAGTGCAAAGAACAGATGACCAATTCGGGGAGATTATGGATCACCTGATAAGACTAGAGGAAAAGTTAGATGGAATTGTTTTATCAAGCACCCCTGTTCAGCAGAAGGGACCATGAATGGAAAAAATGGGCATTAAGAGTATATCTTTGTTGGTCTGTTTGTGTGGATATTACTGCTTTTAGTGCATTGATTTGGTATATTTTAAAATGATTGATTTCAGTCATCTGAGTAAAATTGAGGAGAGTTACTTTGTTCATTTGGCTTTTACTGTACGTCTTGCTATTGGGTTTGTATTCCTTGCTTGTATCTCCATAATACATGGGTTATTTCCTTTTATATTAACTACTACTGTTTCTAAGCAGGTAGATGTATTAAATAAAAAACTAAAAAAAAGATGAGTTATGACAAAATTACAAAGGATAGTTTATACTCATTTTAATAAAATATATGGTAGAGATAAGACACCAACATATTTAACGAGCTATAGAATTTTTGTAAGTATAGTTGACGCCAAATTAGAATCCAGGAGGACTGGGATTGAATACGAACATATCTCTAAAAGATGAATTATTACCATAAATTTAACCAAGTATTTAGAGGGAGACATGCCGGGAGAACCGGATGAATATAGATACTAAATTCTTTGGTGCAGTCATCTTTTTATTGGCACAGGCTATTGCTGCTGTGATATGGGGAGCTTCTCTAAGTGCAGAGGTTTCTAGGTTATCGGTGCTTCAAGACAAGGCAAATGAAACCGCCTCTATCGATGTGATCGCTTTTAGGTTAGACGACCTCACTAAAGAGATAGAAGATATGAAGGAGTTGGACAGGGAAATCATCAAGCAGCATGAGAAGTTATTTTCTATCTTGGGTAATCAAGCACGATCAGGCGGCTCTAGTGCTTATGGCAATTACTAATGAGCGACGCCATTGATGTAAGCGATAAAACTAAATTCGCTATGCCAGTGCGCAATCTGATCTCTCTGGTTGCATCTGTAGGTGTAGGAGTATGGGCTTACTTCGGGATTATTGAAAGGCTAAACCGTATAGAAACGAACAACATTTTGATGCAAGCTGATCTAGTAAAGAACACTGAGTTCAGAATTAAATGGCCTAGGGGCGATCTGGGTAGTCTTCCGGCAGATGCCGAGCAATTCATGCTTATAGAACATTTATCGGGGGAGTTCGACAAACTTCTTAACAACATTGAAACCGGTAAGGCTCCATTCGACCAGCAACAGGCACTCACCTTGAAATTCTATGAAAAACGAATTGAGGGTCTTGAGGGAAAGGTGGAGACATTAAAGGATAATGTAGCAGACCTAAAGGCACACAATGGTGATTAATAATGATTATTAAAACAATGTTTGTGCTTATGCTATTCCTTAATGGCAATGTCATTGAGTATATGGGTCACTTTGAGAATGAAAAGGGAGAATGGGTGGAGATGGGAGTTCCGGGATGTTTGCAAGTTAAGAGAACTCTGTCGAGAAATGGCTGGAAGGATAACGCCAATACAGATACAAGATACTCTTGTGAAAAGCATAAGGTTGCCGTAGAGGACAACTGGGAAGGCAGAGAAGTAGTAAGAAAGATACTTGATCGATGACCTATATCAAAGAAATAATACATAACTTCACTTGTATATTTTGCAGTAAGCACTGGTCAATAGCATTGCCCCCGGGAACAGACCACAATATCCTAAATAAAAAACTACACTGCCCTTGGTGTGGACAACCACATGAGTACCTAACAGACGATGAATTTAAATGATAATAACAGAAGCGGCGAAAAACAAGGTAAGCCAAGTTCTGAATGGAGAAGGTTTCTTGGAGGTTTATTTGGAAGGCGGAGGATGTTCCGGTTACCAGATCAAATTGAAGGGGAGCCAAGAAGTTCCTTGCGGATCAAGTTTTCAACTAGACTAATGGAGACATTAAATGGATATAATCAAGAAGTTGTGGTTAGAGGTCAGGGAGAAGCCTTTATGGGCAGTAGTAATTCTTATCGTAGTACTATACGTAATTGCATAATACTAGTCTCTTTACTGAGTATCGCAGGATGCAGCAGCTTACCCCAGATCAAATCGAGTCTGATAACCGGAGCGGCGACTACCGCAGTTGTTGGCGCAACGAGTGTCTTACCGGGGGGTGTGATTGTACCGAGCATCGCAGGGGGGCTGACGGCTGCCAGTGTCTCTGCCCTGAGTGCGCCGGACCAGATTAAAGGGGAACCAGTAGAGGTTCAAGCAGAAACATTTGTTCAAGAAGCTCCAGATAATTTCTGGACTCTTTTGGGCAAATTGGTAAAGGTTGGCGGTTGGGCTTTAGGTCTAATCATATTACTTCCAATGTTATTTTCCTGGTTAATGCCGGGACCAGTGCAGTTTAAAAAGAAAGGTAAATAGTTATGGTTAGAGAAATGAGGGGTGTTAACGCATTAGAGGGTCCAGAACTTGGAAGCTATATGGCTCAGGTCATTCAGAAAAGAGTTCGTAATAATACTACCATTGCACAGAGAAGGTCTCGTTTAAGGGAATTGGCTATGCGTGGGGGTGATGCTCCTTCTAGAAAAGCTGCTGATGATGCTGCATTAGAGGAACTATATTTAGAACAAGCTCGTTTTATGGAAAGGCAGCGAATGGCAAATGATGAGTGGGCTCAAATTCAGATGCAACAAAATATGGCAAATATTGGAACACAGAGAAATCCCCCAGTTCCGTTTGATCCAAATGATCCTTTAGCTGGTGGTGATCCCATGTGGCCTGGCGCCGCACCACAACAGTTTCAAGGCGAATTAGGTGGAACTAATGCAGAAGAAGAAGCTCTGCTAGCACAGATGCAAATGGATATGGCCAATCAACCTGGTGATCAGGGATTTACGTCGCCTGGTTATGTTCCTGGAGGAGCCTCTGCATTACCACAGGCTGCTTCAGTACCACAAGCTCCTCAAGTAGCTAGTCCGACCGGAACCTCTCAATCTCAAGCTGGACCTCAGGGCTTTACTTCGCCTGGATACGTGCCAGGAGGGCAGGAGGCATTACCACAAGCAACTCCACCTCCTCAGACACCACAAGTAGCAGGTGATGATACTGGAGCTTCACAGGCTCCGCTACCAGGACCCCAGGGATTTACATCACCAGGATATGCTCAGGGAGATCAGGCAGGAACAGCAGATACAGTAGCAAGTAATGCGCTTAAATGGTTGAATGAACAGTTTAAGAAAGACGAGCAACCACCTCAAACTCCTCAGGTTGCTCAAGGAGATGGTTCAAATGCTGGACCACAAGGATTTACCTCACAAGGATATGTTCCAGGCGGCGGTCAACGAGAAGGAGAATCCTTTATGGATTTTACTCAAAGACAGCATCAAGAGAAATATCCGCAACAGGGGATGACCCCGGAAGAGCAGCAACAGATACAACAGATAGAGCAAGGATTTCAATCATCTAGGCCAGATGCAAATGCAGATGCTTCGATAAGTTGGCCAACTATTGGAGGGTCGCAGACTCCAGGTGGATTCCAGTCTGGTGGTTATAATCCAGATGTGGCCCAACGACAAGGAGAATCTTTCATGGAATATACACAACGTATGCATGAGAGGAATTATCCAAGCGGTGGTGGTAGTGCCGATGAGATTGTAGGAGCATTACTAAAGCAGTACGGCAGTCAACTTGAGGATGCAGGATACGGAGAACAATTAAAGAAATTTGCTTCAGGTAACTATACTAAGGCAGACATTGATGCTCTTATAGGCCAATATGGAAATAAGTTACCTAAAAAGATACTT